CCGCTTTTGCTGCTGCATCTGCTGCCGCTTTTGCTGCTGCATCTGCTGCCGCTTTTGCTGCTGCATCTGCTGCCGCTTTTGCTGCTGCTGCATCTGCTGCCGCTTTTGCAGCTGCATCTGCTGCCGCTTTTGCTGCTGCTGCTGCTGTTTTTCTTAATGAATAGTTGGACAATACTGATGTAGCAAGTGGATCTGATGTATAACCATCAACACTGATTGATAGTGGAGTAAAAGAAACTGGTATATTTTCCCATGTCAGAGAACTAATTTCACCAGCTAATGGATCATATGATCCATAATATACTTTCCCATCTGCTGTTGTACATATAATTTGATTATTTGATAATGCTATATTTGTTACATTATTTAAATTTGCAATAGGAACCCATTTATTAACACCATTCGTAATAACTCTATATTCACCATAATACATAGTTCCAGTATCTGTTAATATTAACATATTTAGTCTATAACCATCAAGCGCAACTTGTTTAATTGTTGTAACTCCATCTGGTAATGTAATAGGATAAGGATCAAATACTTTATAATCTGACATACATTGTAATCCATTATTAGTATAAATAACACACATTTGATTATTTGAAATTGCAACATACTTTGCTATATCATAAGTTAGAAAAGCACTAATAGTTGGCCAATTAATTACTTCTGATTTTGTCGGTGGTACAATACTAGAATTTAAAATTCTACCATTATCCATTAAGCATACTAAATTATTTGTATATCCATCAAAACTTATTGATTTTATTTTTTGTTGAGCTGTATTACTATTTCCACCCAATATTCTTCTTGTATTTAAATTAGATGATGTATAATTTAAATTATACCCTATATCAGCATTTATATCAACACCATAATATTGATTATTTGAAAAATTTATATTTTGAAACTTACCAGACGCTTGAGTCCAACCATTTAAATTAGTATAGTATATTATATTGTTAGAATCTACACATAATATAGTCGCGTTACTCATAATAATATTATATTATAATATTATTATTAACCCCTTAATTTAAAATTTAAATATCTTGTATCATCACCACCTAAGTATTTAAATGCTGGTAAAGCTGTTAAGTAATATGGTACATCCGCAATTCTTTCAGAATCTTTAACCATAATTCTAAAATCATTGTTGCGTGTTTGCTCTCCTAAATATGTTTTTTCCCAATTATCAGGAACTCCAAAACCTCTACCTATAGTTTTTTGTGGCGGTGACATATACGATGATAAATCTACATTCTTTCTTCTATGTGTTGATTTAAATGTATAAAATTCACCTTTATCTTTTACTCTATCATATTCTTGTATAATACCACGTAATACATCATTATTACCATCATAATATGTATTAGCATTAGAACTAAAATCACTTACATCATTTGAATTTACTTGACCAAAATTTTCTCTAAAATTATTCTTGAATTTAGGCATGTCTGTTTCAACAATTTCCTTTTTTTCTGTTGTTGTAGTACTAAATATTAAATTATTTTCACTACCTGCATTTTGAATATTGTAATTTCTATTTGTGGGCATAAAACCAACTGTTTGTGTCGCACTTTGTAATGGTTCATAGCTGCTTGGGTAAGCACTTCCTTTGCATTGTTTGCAAGAATCATCAGACATTAAATCCATTCTATTATTCCAATCTATATATTTCATTTTCTCTTCTTGACGAGGCATAATATATTAAGACAAGAAAATAGATTATAAATATTAAATAAAAATGGATGATTTTGATAAAATAGAAGATTTTTTTCAAACTATATTTTCAACTGATCCTAAACCATCAAAATCAATTAATTTTCAAATCGATGTTATTGATAATGATACCCCAGTTGAAACTCAATTATCTGATATTTTTGAATTATTATTAAATATGTTGATTTACGGTATTAGATATTTAAATCTATCTTTTGAAACAGATGATGTTTTATTACTTAAAAGATATTTTAATAGTGTTGGTATTGATTTTTCAATTGAAACTGAACCATTTGATACTGAATTGTTTAAAGATTTTAGATATGTTACACGTTATTGTTCAATAGATCCTGTTGTTTTTAGTATGGATTATAGACCATTTTTTATAATGAATATTAATAAATTTCCTAAAACTAAATTAAATGAATGGGTTGCTACTTACCAGTTAGAGTATGAATCATTAATATTTATTAGATTTAATTATATATAATTTAAAACTTGAATAAATTAACCGCAATTTCATACCATTTATACATATCATAATCTAAATAATGAGTAAATAGATGTTCTATTTTTTCCTCTTTTTCTTTATTCACCATACCTAATATCTTAAATATATTAATAATTTTATATATTTCTGATCTAAATACACCTATTATTGTTTCAATTGGCGCATTTAAACTATACTTATTTTCATAACCTCTTAGAGGTAGTCCTTGTACTCTCCGGCGATAATCTGGATGAATTTCTTCTATCACACGGCGGTAATGTTTAAGATAATAATTTCTAATATACTCATCAATTTTAGGAATTTTTCCAATAACTTCAATTAATTCAGCAGATGTATATAATAATATATTATAAAAATTATCTTCTTCATCATAAAATGGTTTAAATTTTGTCATATCTGTTCCACATCCACAATTCATCCCATTAGTAATATCAAATAATACATTCTTTTTATAAGTAACTTTATCATATGCAAATGAATAAAACTTTTTATGTAATTCACTGAGTTCTCTACCAGTAAATTCTTGCACAACTAATTTTGTTTTATTACTTAATGTACTATTATGAACCATTGATTCTAAAAATCCATCCTCATGATATATTTCAATACTATTAATAATTATTTCAATCCTATTATCTTTTGATTTCCATACATGCATACCATATCCATTATTATATACATAACCTTTTTCATCAAAATATACATTCAAATATTCTATACTATTATCAAATTTTGGATCAAAATGCATAATTCTTATACTCTTAAACGTATCTCTAATAATATCATCTACAAATACCGGTATAATTTGATCATTTTTAATATTTAATGGTATAGTTCCTGGTGCAGTTCCAATACCAATATATGTATAATCATACGGATTTTTACGCGTATAATCAATTAATTCTTGAAGAATAAAAGATTTGTGTTCCATTTTTTATTATTATTAAATCTATTAATATATTTATATTTTCAATTTTAATTATTGCAAGAAAAAACTAGGATACGAACAATTTACATTCTCTGCCTTGCACCTCTTATCCGATTTAAAATATTTTAATAATTTATTTATATCATTTGGATATCTATCCTCTTCTCTATAAAAATTAAATTGCATTGACTTTCGATCAAATAAATCTGTTTCATTTCTATATAAATTATCATTAAAATACTCTTTTTCTTTATCCGGATTTGATTTCTCCGCTATTAATTGATCATTTTCAAATAATGTATTCGCATACGGATTATCTATTGATTCTATTCTTCTTGGTAATTTTTTTGGTATTTTGGTTGTTAAATATATAAATATTGATATTGTACCAAATACTAATCCTACACCATTACTACCATATAAAAACATTATCAAACTAATATACAAACAAAACATTACTAATCCATCTCTACTCGTTGGATCAAAATTTAATAACTTTTTTTTATCTATATTTTGTAATATATCTAATATATATTCCATTACTTTTGTATTATATTATTTTTATAATACAAAATTTTATTATGCAATTTTCTGGTTTCGTAAGAAATCTTCCAATCCCTTCATTTGTTCATCTGTAATATTACCTGTTGCTCTATCCTTTCCTAATTGTGACATCATTCTCGCTGTAAATCTAGATATTAATTCCTTCACCGATAATGTACTACCATCTTTATACAATTTTGATCTCATTAATTTATTTGTTAGTTCCTGATCTTTATCCTCTCTAATAATTTTACTACCAGCAATCATATCATATAATGATAATTTACCATCTTCAATAAATTCTTGTAATTTATCTTGAGCTTTTTCAATAGCAAAATCTAAAATTGTATCTGTTTTATCATCTTTATCTGTTCTATTATAGTCATCTACTAATTTATTAATAATTTCCATTAAATATGTTTTACCCTTTTCTCCATCACCTTTTACCGCTAGTTTATCAATAATTCCATTAATATCTATTTTATCTAAACCTGTTGATGAAATAATATTCTTAATCTTATCTGGTGTAATATTTTTAATATCTTGTAATTGTGTAACATCTATTTTTGTAAAATCAATTGAATCTAATCCAGCTACTGATAAAAATTCAGTTAATAACGATGAATCAATCTTTGATATTACACTACTAATTCTCTTCATATCAATTGATCCCTTTTTCTTACCTAATCCATCTAATTTATCTAATAATGCATCAACTTGCGCTTGATTTTTAACTTCTTGACTATCCGCAATAATTAAATAAATCATTTGAATTGTTTCCCATACAAAACTAATTAATCCATCATCAATTTTACTTTCAATTAAATTATATAAATTGATTTTATGAAGAAATGATAGTTTGTAATTCTTATGAAATAGTAATTTATCTCGAGCTAATAAATATTTAAATAATTTTTCTTCTTTACTTACTTTTTCATAGAATGTCCATAGTTTCTCTTCATAATTAAATGATTTAATATCTACATCTGTATCAATTAATTTAAATTTATTAAAACTTTCAACAAATTCGACGTATCGTTTTTTTGCAAGTTCAGGAAGCTTATTATTCTGTGTAATTAAAGTATTTGAATTAGACATATTATATGTTAATATAAATAATATATCCTTTAAATTAAGACTTTTATTTTTTACCTCGAATTATTTTTAATACTTTTAATTTTCGTTCTTGTTTTGCTTTATCATCGTCTTCTTCTACTTTCATGGTCATTTCATTACTATCTAATATCAAATTATTCGAAGTTGGACTCTCAAAACTTTTATCAGTTGTTTTATCATCTATAAATGTATATGAATCTGATATCTTTTTAATTTCTTGTATTGGAATACCCATTTTATCATGAGGACTTGGTTCAGTTACTTTTTGTTTTTGTCTAATACTATTTGTTGATATATTAAATAATTGTACTGATTTAATCCAGTTTTTAACACCATCTCTTTCAATAGGCATTGATGTATTAGGTATTAATAATGTTGGTAATTTACAAGTTAATAAACATTTTTTAATAATAGGATTTATTTTAGATTGATCAACCGTCTTTTTATCTACTAAAATAAATGTTGATAGTAAATTACTATTTTTTAATTCTTGTATAATATCATTTGAATATGTATCTAACGAGTCATATAAAAGAAAACGGTTTTCACTCATAATATATTATAATACTTTAATTATTTTATATAATTTTATATTATGACTGAAAATATATTCCAAGCACATTTTAGAATATATAATTCATTAATTTTTATGATATCTTGTTATGATATTGACTATGCTTACACCTATTTAAATAATCTTAATAATAAAACATTTAAAAATTATTTTAAAGTGATCAAATCCGATGATTCAAATATTATTAATGAAGTATATGATAAATCTGATGATAAAATTATAATTTTTGTTACTAAATTACCTACACCTGATATTTATACTTTTGATTTTATTAAAGATGTATTTCATATTCATTTAGCTGTACCAAATTCATTTACTAAAGATACTAAAGATATAGAAACATACAAATCTGATATTCAAAAAATTCCAATTAAAAAATTTATTAATATTAAAACTAAAAATAAAATTTACAATGATGATGTTGAAGATAAATTATTTACATACATGGTTGAATTAATTAATAAAAAATTAAATAATGATGATGATAAATTTCCAAGAATGTCTCAAACTGGTGGTAAAATAATTTTATACGGTGATCGTGAATTAAATTTCGATTAAATCTAATCCCAATTGTTTCCCAATATTCTTAATTGATTTAATTAATGTATCCACACACTCCCCAAATACCTCTTTAATATCTGTCTTACATTTATATCTAATCTGCATATTCCTACTAGATATAATTGGTTGATTATCACCAGCAAATTCTACTTTATCATGAATTTGTAATATATAACCTAAAATACCCCCCATCGTCATATCTTCATTCGGAATATTTAATATTCCCTCTTTTTCTGCACTACCCTCTACTTTCTCATTAATCATATTATTTAAATATTCTAATCGCATAATTAAACATGATAATGCCCTGCGAAATATTTCCTTCTCATCAAATTGCTGCTTTGATTCAAATCCCAAAATAAAATGATTCTCTGATTCTTGAGAATATGCACACGCCGCCACTGGATCATAAATAGCCGGATCCTCAAATTTTTCTTCTAAATTCAATCCTAATTGCGCTTGGCATGTACATTCAAATTCTTGATTGTCATGAAGTTTAACTAACAAAAATTCTTTTTTATACGGAGATTTAACCTCTTTCCCCTGATAATAAAATTTAGCCATCTCTGTTGTTACATCTACTGATTTTCCCGTTTTATTCTTATACGAAATAAACATTGTTAAAAAATTATCTTCTATCTTTTCGCCATCATATAGTTGCAAAAACTGCTTTACCGTATCTTCATCATTTTTAACATACATAATCGGTATATTACTAAACCTTTCACGTATTTGATCATTGTTAATAATACTAGTATTCTTTTTAATTATAATTTTACTAACAGGAAATGCATATGTTGGTACATACGTTTTAATAACTCGACGTAACATATTTGCATAATGAAATGTAATATTCTTTAATTCAATCTTAATAATAGAATTACTATAGTCATTTTTACACTTATTTAATTCTACTATTTTGGCTGAAACTTTGCTAAAATCTTCCATTCTTATTTTATATTATTATATATTTCTTATAATAAAATAAAGTTTTCATTTTTTATTGATATTCTGTATATTCACAAATTGTTACCTCTAATTCTGGATTTGATGTTTTACATGCAATCAAACATGTTGTAGAGTCATCAAGACTATTAATTCTCCTGAGTCTTATATTATCATATTCAATTTCATAATAACCAGATATATGATTTAAGCTAAAATTATCAGATAACATAAAATCTATTAGTTCATTTCTATTAATACCAATTCCCTCTAAAACTGTTAATACATCACTCTTTAATTCAGTTAATTTAATTAATTTAGTTTTGTTAGTTAAGATATCAAGTGCGCTCATTTTTTATTGTTTTTATAATCATAAACAATATAAATATATATATTTTCAATTTTTAAAACCTAATACTACACCCAGAACTTCTCTAGTACCGGATTCGTCCATGCCTTGAACATTTTCTGCTCACTCTCAAATAACCGAATCTCATTACCCAGTTTCCATACATTTGGTGCTTCCATCTTGTATTTTAAAAATTTACGCATCTCATTCAAATCAATTGGCTTATTCTTATGAATACCCTTCATGTTTCCAAGATTAAAAAAGATTAACTGATATTTCTTCTCATCCATAAATAATTTTGTAAATAATTCTTCATTCCTATGTACCATATTGTTATTGTTAAATTTAAAATAGATATCCAGCATTCTCTGTGCTACATACGTAAATACACTCGTCACTAATCCAATTGTCTCTACCGTTGAATCATCATTATATTTAACTTCATCATTATCTTTCACATATTGTGCAAGTAAATCTTTCTGATACAAATCAATATATAACTCTTGTTTTGTTTTATACCCAATTTGATGATGGTAATTAGGATGTAATACTTTTGATAGCGTTGTACCATTCACAAATATATATCCCTCCGCTTTTAATGTCTTGTCTTCCAGACACTCTTTAACACCTTCTGCAGAAATTACTTCAGTCTTTTCAATTCCAATATTAACTGTACTAATATCTACTAGCTTGTGCTCTTTATCCCTCACAAATAGTAAAAATAACTTGGCATAATTATCTCCAAATCGTGATTCATATGAAATATTAAATTTATTTTGATTATGCACAAGTTCAATATAATATTGATTTTCTGGATTTAGTAATTTCTCCAACTCTTCTTTGGTTACACTTAGTTTTGCAAGAGCTTCTTCAAACATTTTACCGTGCGATAGCTCAGACCTCTTGCCAAATACATATTGGTGAGTGTTATACATGCTAATATTTCGACGAGTTGTGTAATACCATTTACCATTGTAAGAAAATACACTAATTAAAGTTCCTTCATGACTTTCTGAAAATTTCATCTCAGGAGTAAAAAATTTATCTGCCTCCCCATAAGTTAAATATTCTAAATTAGAATGCGAATAACTCACTAACTTACCTTCATCTAATGTTAAAAATATGCTCCTGCATGCATTATAAACTTCATATTCTGTATGTTCCTGTGATGATTCTGTAAATAGATGCACTAAATTATCTTCCGGATATTTCTTAAAATGAATCCGATGATGATAATTTTTATATTGCATCTTAGAATACACAAATTTAATTAAATTTTCTACAGTGAAAGGAGCCATTTCATCTTTGAGCGCATTGAGGTAAGTAGTAATTACGTCCATTCTTATTTCTTATATATTTATAGTAATATTCCTTTAAAACCTGTCTCTTTCAATTTTACCGTATTTATCTATAATAATATATTCATTCATCTCTCTATATTTATTATGGTATAATTCATCATACTCTTTTATTATTTGTTTTTTATTCTTCTTCAATGCTTTTTCAATATAACTTGTATATCTTAATAATATCTCTATTATTTTTGTAGATTTCTTTTTTATTAAATAATTAACCAATTCTTTCTGATTTACATCTGGATTCATAATTCTTAAATGTAAATATATTAAACAATATGTTACACACATACCATTATATGCATCTGCTATACTTTGTAATCCAAATGGTGGTGATAATTTAGTAGGAGGAAGATATTTATAATTACTTAAACCAATATATTTTAACACTTGATTTATTTTTTTATTAATATCTGTATCTGAATAACCGTGATCATAATTATTAAATTTACCTTGTGGTTCAAATCTTTCTATTGTTTTATTAAATAAATCAATAATAATCATATTTGCATGACTTAATTCATTCCAATTAATAACAAAATTAAAATATATAAATCTTTTATTATCTTGACATCGTTGAATTGTATTAATTATTTCATTGGGTATCACTAATTTATTATCTATCGGATAATATACTATTCCATTTCTTATTATATATCTGTCATATTTGATAACTGTATCAGGAATACATACTACTTCTCTAAATTTAATATCTTTGATTAATATTTTTATAAAATTATTGATGTTTTCCCAATGTTGATAACCATAATTAATTTTATCTGGTTTTGCTAAATATCCAACACTATATTCATTATCTAAAAAATTATCAATTGTAACAAATGAGTCTAAATTATTAGATGCACGTCTTAATCTGCTAATTTTATCACTATATCTATTAATCAAACTTTGTTTAGCTATTCTATATGATTGATAATTATTTTCCATATAATTATAATTTATTTTTGTTTGGATATTATTTATTTTTCATTATTGATATTATAGAGAATATATTATGTTTATAAATGAAATAGATAAATTCTTAGATTCACAATTTAATATTGTGAAAACATATCTAACCAAAAACAAATATAAAAAAAAGGTAAAAGATTCTGGTTACTTCCTTGACTATTATCAAACTATTACCAATTCTATTTCCTATAATAATATATTTAAAAATATTAAAAATGATAAAAATAAAACTAAAGTTAGAAATATCATTGAAAAATATATATTATTTTATTTATTATTATCTTTAGCAATAACCGAAGACAATTTAATTGATGATGATGAAAAAGCATTTGTTGAAAAATTATTTAATATATCTAATAATTTACCTATTATTGATAGTGTAGTTGTAGGTGATTTATTAGAAGTTTATCAATCATATTATATTTGTATAACATTATTAAAATTCTTAAAAGAAAAAAAAGATCTGGCTAATTATTCAAAAGATTCTAAAAACAATGAACTTCTTATTATATTTAACGATATTGGATTAGATAACGTTAATAAATTTTTTGATTTAAAAAATAATGGATTACATAATATTCTAATTACTTTACTTATTCGTAAAATATATATTAAAACAGATAAATTAGATATAACTAGAATATATGAAGAAAATGAATTAGATGATGCTGATTATAAATACATTGATATTGTTGAAGCTAGAATTCAAGAACTTGATTTTGCTTCTATGGAAATGTTATTTGATTCTGATAGTAGAAAAATTGGATTACCTGAAGATTATTATAATTTAATTCAAGATTACAAACTTATTACTTTAGGTGATATTGAAGATAATTTAAATCCCGAATTTGCAATTCAATCTAATTTAGTCTCCAATGATAGAAAAATTAGTTATCTTTTCCATAAAAAATTATTAATTCCTATTACCGATGAAATATTACGTTATCATGTAAATGATGAAAAATATATAACACAAGAAACACCTACTAAAGAAAGAAGCAATAGTAAAAATTTTGACACCAAATTAAATTATATTGTAAATAAAATTAATTCAGTTACTGAAGATCCTAGAAGTCCTAAAACAAAAAAATTATATTATTATCCTTATTTTTATCGTCAAGCAATTCCCTATAATGATATAGAAGAAATGAAAATATTAAAAAAATTTACAGATATTGGTCGTGTTAATGCTGAAAATGTTGCAAGTTTTACTGATTTATTATCTTTTAGAGTATATAATTACATTAATTATAATAAATTTGCTCATTTTGGTTTCTATCATAAACATAATTATACAACAGATGCACTTAGATACACAAATTTTAGATTTAGAAAAAATGAGACACTAAAAAAGAAAAATTCAAATATGGATTGGAGAATTATAACTCATGATAATTTTAGAATTAATAATCAACATGATTTTAATAGTGCAATTGTTGGTATCGCATTTCCTACATACATTAACTTTATGCCTTATGATATACGTTGTTTAAAAATTAATAAAGCAATTAATGTAAGAAGATTTAATTCTAATGGTTATAAAATTTCAGAAGATTTACTATCAAAATTAATTAATGAGAATAAAAAATTTAATAAAACACCATTCTGGATTTTTGATGCATCTACTGATAAGTTTATTCAAGACACATACGAAGATATTAATGATTCTAATCAAGAAATATTCTTTAAAAAATTAACTGCAAAATTATACGATACTATTGAAGAACTAACTCTAAACCGTATCTTATCTGAATATGAAAAATATTCACCATTAACTTTATACCAATCAAATCAAATTTTTAAAATTATTACTAAACGATTAGTTCCAATACCACAATTTTCTAATAAAATTGCAGATATCAATTATGCTAGATACTATACATATTTACCACAAAGATTAAATACCGATGATATTAAAGATTTTACATTTTCTACTAAAAAATTAATTACATTACCTGTTTATCAAAAACCAAAATCACTAGCAGTAACTGTTATTGATATTAATAAAAATATTAAAACAAAAGAAAATATTTTAGATGTTGCAACATGCCAACATGTTATCACATTAAATGAAATTAAAAAATATCGTGAAAGAGATCCAACATTATTTTCTAAAAAATTAATTGAATTCTTTAAACAATACGTTGTCGATAAAGTTAATAGTAATTATATTTGTGTCAGCTGTTCAGAATTTATTGATATCGATAAATATGTTTCTGAATTTGGTGATCTAATTAAAATTAATGCTGAATCTCGTGTTCCATTAGAAGAACAAAAACGATATGAAAAATTTGCTAAAGCTATCCATTCTTTAGATAAAATCATTGAACGTATGGGATCTATATTTAATTTAAGTGAATATATGGGAAATAATCCACCTGCCATTATTAAACGACGTGAAACTATTAGACAATTATTAGATATATTATTATCTTCACAAGATTTACGTTCTAAAGACTCATCTAATTTTGATAATACTATTAAACTATTAGAGGAAATATCCGGTGCTAAATATAGTGAATACTTTGCATTTCCAGTTGAAAACGATATCTTTGTATATTCTAGTAGAGATACTGATAAATATAAAAAAGCTAAATACAATACTATCTTAACTCATATTGCATGTTTAATGATATTAGATATTAGTAGTGCTAGTATTATTTATTTTAATACTGATAAATTAATTAATATTAATATTTTTGATAAATTTGGTCTCGGTACTTTAGATAATCTTAAATTACGTATTAATCTTGGTAATGATTTAGTTCATTTAGGTAATTATTATTTATTAAGTTACGTTATTTATTATATGGCATCAATGATGATTCGTTATAAAATATATGAAATTGAAAATCCTGAAGTAGATGTTAAAAAAAGTATTCCACCACTAGATCGATTAAGAATTATGCATACTATAGTTCATGTATTATCAATTATTATTAATAGAAGAATAAATACTACTGATTATTTGTATGAAATTTTAGCTAATAATTATTTTATTAAACTTATGACTGTTTTTAATCCAGAAACTTCTGCAAATTCAGTAGAAAATATTAAATATTTTGGTCAAAAGAAATTAGATAATACAATTGGTAAAAAATTAAATACTGTAAAACAATATTATCATCAAATTAATGGTCAATTACAACCAATTAAACAATACAATACAAGATTTGTTCCACTAAGATTTAAATTTGGATATTTTCCTAAAAAAATAATAAAAGATAATTTTGTTATTAATAAAAATGAAATGGATGAATTGGTCAAAAATAACTTGTTAAAAATGTACAAACGAGAAACATCACTACTAAAATTAAATATTGATGTTAATAAATTAGAAAATTATACATTATCTCAAGTATTAGAAGTTAGACAAAAATATATTAATCAAGTTATTGAAACTATTGATAAACAACGTAAAGAATTATTAAAATCTAAACAAAAACAAATCAAATTAGAAAATAAATATATTAAAATATCTGAATATTTAAATGAAAACTTGGTACCTTTTGATGAATTAGTTAATATTTTTATTGATAAATTAGAAAAATATGTTGGTAACGATAATACTATTTTTAAAGAAGATTTCTATTTACGTAAATCTGTATTTATAATTAATCATGATGTTAATGGATCTTTAATTAAACCAATTAAAATAGATAAGATTACTATTAAATATAATGATACTATAACTAAAAAAGATGTAATTATATACAGAGAAAAAAATATTGAACGATATTATGATATTTATAATTTAGCATATTTAGGATACAAAGAATCATCTGGAAATTTTATTGAAATCAAAAACAATCAATTTTTAATTATTAAACATTCACTATTAGATAAAATTAAATATATTGGATTATATAATAAATACATCAATATATTACCAATTGAAAAACAAGCTATTTATAAATTTAAATTTAGAGGTGATATGATATATGATAATATGGAATTAGTTAATAATATAATTGTAAATAAAATTAATCAAGATAAAATATTAATAGAAAAATTTCAAAGAATTATATTTTCTATTCGAAATAAGAAAGAAATTGACCCTAAAAAATTAGGTATAACTAAAGAAGAATTATTAATTAATGAATTTTTACCTAGATTAAGTAACTTGAAAGTATTAAATAATGAATTTGTATTATTTTTACAAAACTGGAAAAATGTATGTTTTGGTTTTACTGTTAAACCATTAGACAAAATAAATATTAAAGATGATTTTATTGATTCTGATGCTATAATAACAAATAATAATTATAATGTATTAATAAGATATTTAATTATGCAATTAATTAATTTATTAGAAATGAATACAGATAAAACAAATATTAATTTAGCTAGTTTAATTGCTATGATATTTGATAATATATGGGAAGAATATGAAATTAAAAATAATTCAGAAATTAATAAATTTTTATTATTATTATATACCGGCGTCGAAGATTATTTAATTACATTATCTGGTGTTGATTCAGTTTCAACTGTTACAGAACAACCAATGAGTGCAGAAGAATTATCTAAATTAACAGATGAAGAACGAGAAAAAATAACAAATGAATTAGAAGATGATAAAGAACGAGAAGATGCAATTGATGCTGAACCTACTGATGCAGAAGATTTAGATTTAGGTGAGCAAGAGATACATATGGATGATAGAGAAATAGATTAAACTTCTAATGGTTATTTTCTAATAAAAATAAATAAAATATGATTTAAACAAATAAATTAAATCATATCATATAAAATGACCGATACACCAGTTAAAGATTACTTGTATGAAGACCCACAAGTACCTAATCAAAAATTTGTATGCATCAGCATTCTAACACCAAAAAATTTTAAAGAACCTACAACCATGAGCACTATCAAAGTTCGTGGTTGTTATGATTCTTTTGAGGAAGCGTCTAAAAGAGGTGAATTTCTACGCAATATTGATCCCCATATTAATGTTTATGTAGGTGAAGTTGGTAAATGGCTACCATTTGATGATGATCCAGAGAAGGCCAAACAACAAGAATATCAAAATAAGCAACTTAATAACATGATGAAGGGATATCTAGAGAACCAAGAGAAAGCCAAAGAACATCATGAACAACGCAAAAACGAAATGATTCTTAGAACATTAAAAGAAAATGAACAAAAAGAGGAGCGACGCAAGAAGAGAGATGAGCGACGAAAAGCCGGTGAGAAAGTAGATGACGATGCAGAAGAATCTGCTTTCCTAAAAGCGGATATGGAGCGAAATCAAAATAGAGTGGAAGTGGAATCGAAGAAGCAAGAATTTGTGGAGAAAGAAAATGATATTAAAGAGAAAGAAACTGAAGTGAAAGAGGATAAAGAACATTTACAAAAGACACAAGAGGAGTATAACAAATACAAGAATAAGACAGAGAAGATTCAAAAGGAATTAGATGAAGCTCGTAGAGTCTATCAATCCATGTTAGATGCAGGTCTTAAGAAAGATGGGAAGAATATGATTGTTAATGAATAAAAATTGAAATTTTAATTTATATATACAATATTAATAATTTGTATATATCATGTCAGGTTATAGCATAAATGATTGCATTATAATTCAAGTAATGCATGATAATTATGATCGCATTAAGGAAATTATTAAAGAAGATCCTACAAAAGTTAATTGTGTTGATTATGCAGGCTATACCCCATTATACTATGCACATACATACGAAATTGCTAAATTATTAATTGATAATGGTGCTGATGTTAATGTAGTATTTAATGATAGGTCTAAAAATACTCTGCTTCATAAATGCACTAGTCCAGAAGTATATGAATTATTAATTAAGAGTGGTGCAAACATTAATGCATTAAATGATGGTTATTACAAAGAAACGCCATTAGAATATATTGTTACAAAAATTAATTCTGTTAATTATTGTAATAGTTTAAAATTAGTTAAACTATTAATTTTGTATGGTGTAAATATAGATATTATAATTGACCATGAAAAAATGATTCAATATATTAATAAAAAATCTAGCTATGATGATCCTGATTATAGTATCATGAAAGAAATAATGGTATTAATGTTGTCTATAAAACCAGATATTGCTAGTTATGAAATACAATTATATGATGGTCCTATGATATTTGTAGATTATCTAAAAATAAAATATAATATTACTGCAGATGATTTTACAGCAGATTATGTTAAAAAATTTGCATGTCAAAGACGTTTTCATGCTCTTGTAGCAAGAGCAATATTCAGAAAGAAATTACTTGAATAATTATTTTATATTAATAATATATGATTAGTCACATATTATTAATAATTGGAGTTGTTTTAATTAGTGTTGGTTTTGCACGTATGTACTACACTAAAGATAATTCACAAATAATTTATCGTTATATACCACGAACATTTGTTGAAGATCAAGAAAATCCACCACCATTAAGTGATTTATTTGGGACAATGTTTTATGGTATTGAACCAAGAGAAGGTACTTTCTATGAAGAAAAGATTAGATCTTTAAGAAATCTCAAATAAAAAATTGAAATTCTATCTAAAGCAACGAATCATAATTTTTTATAAAATAAAAAATTGAAAAAAATATTACATGTAATAGATATAAGAATTCTAATACTGTTGATAAGATGTCCGTTTCAATTCCTGAACAATCTATATTAATAAATGAAGCAATTACTAATTATGACGTTAATTTGGCTATTACACTAATTAAGGAAAGTAGTGATGTTACCGGGGTTGATCTTGGTATCGTTATATCCAACCTCGATCGAACCAATCTTTACCTTGAACAAGAATACGTACTTTCAGACCCAGAAAAATTAGAAAAATGCAATATACAAAAATCTAAATTAACTGAAATTCTCATGCTACTGCTAGAGAAAAAAGTAACGCTTGGAGGTCTCTTATTTGGTATTAAAGATGTATCTATTGCTAAGCTATTAATTGAGCATGGTGCAGATGTGAATGAAGTTTTGCATGGTAACAAGCCGATTCACTGCACTAATTCATTAGAGATAATTAAATTATTTATTGAACATGGTGCAAATGTTAATGATATAAATCGATGGGGTGAAAGACTTATTGACGGTACTACTTCTCTGAATATGATTAAACTGTTGGTTGAAAATAGTTCAGAAGTTAATAAATGTTTTGTAAAAAATATTGCGGATTTTATTAAATATATATATGAACATGGTCAATACGTAGATTATGGAAGTACGGCAGTGAATAATGATTTGGGTGGATTTATGCACACCAAAAACACATCTGGGTTTGTTCGTCAGCATTTTAAAATATGTAAATTCTTACTGAATAATGGTGCGAATCCAGATGTTACTATTAATGATATGAAGCTAATTGAATATTTGCACGAGAATACACGTGTATTGTATAGAGATTTTGATTTTAGATCGCTAGTTAAAGATTTGCTGGAAATAATTTTTAATAAATATCCAGATATTGGTAATTATTATAGTAGCAGAAAGTATTGTAAAAAAATTGGCGATGCTTATGTAGATACATATTATGGTGATTATTTGAAAAAGATATATAAGATTAGTGCAACAGTCGAAGAACCAGTTGTGTGTTCTGGTGGTGGTAAGGCTTAAATCTAATGTGTCTTTACTTTACTCACAATAATATTTGTTCTTTTTGTTTGACATAATTCATTTATATCAAATATATTTTTCTTTTTTTCATCTTCTAATTGATAGTTTTCTTGATGAAATTTAATAAATCTATCACTACCAATTGGAAATGGATCCTTAATCTTTGCCTTGTACCAAAAGATACGTTCATTTAAATCTCTTGATGTATTACTGTTATCTAAAATCATAGTACCATAATTATCTGTTAATTGGTTAAATAAAGAATCAAATATTTCGAACTTTGGAAAGATCCCCGCGTAGTGTTCATACAATTTTCTTCTATTTGAGAAATTATCCTCAGCTAATAAGCATATGAAATTAAATTGACTTCTAAGCTCTGGGGGGATAGCCATGCTGTATTGTAATACTAAACAAAAGGTAATACCGTAATGTCTGCCTTCACATAAAATACTCACCAAACTTGGATCAGTAATCCATTCATTTTTCTTACTTTGAACATCATCCATAATTAATAATACTCGATGATCAATTAATGTTTTACCTTTTTTAGCTCGTTCTAAATTCTTTTTCATTATCATTTCTTGCCTTATTAATAATTTGGCAAGAATTTCTGGTTTATATTCATGATGAATAAAAGAAGATGGAAAAACTGTATCATAAAATTTAGTTATCCTATCTGTAGGCGCAATAATTACCCCACATGGAATGTCATTGATTATTGATAACATATCTCTAACTACCCAACTTTTTCCTGACCCAGATTTAGCAATTACACAAATTCTGGGATTTAAAAATTTTCCATCTTTTGCAAATCTTAATTTGTTCATATCGAAATCTTTTACAGGAACAATTTTACCACCGACATTGATTTCTTTCATACTATAATATTTTAAAAATTTCTTTTAGAAGTTACCTATATCCGTAAAAATTTCTTGAGTTGCTGATCCTTCTTTTATTGTAATATAATATAAACAACTTATTAATATAAGAAAAACTACAAATGTCCGTCTATTTAATGACGATGTTTTTCTAGCATTAATGTAACAATCAAATCTCTCTATTAAATAATATAGTAATGCACCAACCACAGACAAAATTGCTGGATTCTTTAGATATTTTAAATATTCATTCATGATATATATTTAAAATAGATTAATTTTTTACAAATTTAGACATTCAAATTACTATAATATTTTCCATTTTGTTCTGATCTTTCTGATTTTTCTGATAATGGTTCTAATCCATTTTTATTACTATATTCTTCTATTAAATTATGCTTTCCTGGTTCATAATAGACTGACGATTCAGATAAATTACTAAAATTATTTTTAACTAGAGAATTTAAATTTGCTCTTGGTTTAACTTCCGACATATCTTGATTTAATATTGAATCCCTTAATGTTTTTTCTGAAAAATCTAATGTCTTATTATTATTCTTTAATAATTTTACCCCATTCATATCTTCTGATCTTACAGTTGATGCTAATACAGAATGTAAATCTCTTGGTGATGATGGTGTTGCATCTGTTCTTCTTATTTTTTCTGATTTTAACATATTTTTTATTTGATTTGATTCTGATTTTAAATCTGTTGCTACCTTATTATTCTTTTCTAAATATGTTTTAATTGTTATTTGTAATGGTATCATTTTTCTAATTGCATTTTTAATACAATCTTGAATTATTTTTAATATTTCTGTTTGATTTCTTTTTATTTCTAATGGTGATTCACGATGAGAAAATAAAAATGGTGTATTATAGAAGGTTCTGGCACATTCGATATAAACTAAATGAATAAAATTTTTAAAATCATCTTGAATATTTAATTCTTGTAATAATTTTTCATTATAATCTATATTAGTATTTGTTAAAACAACTATATTTGATTTAATAACTGCTTTTAATAAATCTTCTATTGTTTTACCTAAATTATTTAATCTTATTATTCTTTGATATTCATTATTTATAATTTCTGGATTCCATTTGGGAACATTTGATAATAATATTTGAAATATTTTTAATTCATCATTATTTTTTGCATTGTTTTTTGCTTCTTCGTATATATTTTGTAATCCTTCATACACTAATTGATTAATTGAATTAACTAAATGAATTGTATATTCTTGCTTTGTCTCTATTAGAAAATTCATATTTATTAACTTATAAAATATATTTACATTACAAATTTATTTTACAAGTTTATTATATTCCCATACTTACCGCATTAAAATCATAATTATTACCACCTCTAGAGTTTAAATAATTTAATTCTTTTTGTGTTAAACATCTGCATCCTTCTTCATTATCACCATCACCTAAATGGCTAATATTAGATGAATAATATAAATTATTTAAATTTGGATCAGCTTTTTCTCCAGATCCTGGATAAAAATTATTACCACAGCATTTTTTACTATAGATTGGAGCATCTACACTTAATTGATCATAGATTTCAAATGGTTCTTGATTTTTAAAATTATCAAATTTCCAGTAAAATACACAGTAAATAACAAATACTATTATTAATATTAAACTTATTTGTGAGTAATTTAATTGCATATATTTTATAAATATTTTATTTTTTTTGTCATATTTAATTTTCTAAAGGTTTTACTATTAATATTAATTTATTAATTGTCCAATTACCGCTAGAATCTTTTTTCCGTTTAAAGAAATCAATTGTTACTTCATTATTTGTATGTTTTTTTATTAATCTATTTAATTTTCTTGGTAATGTTGTATCTGTTATAATTTTTTTATAAAATATCTCTGGTGTCACTTGAAAATTATATTTCTTAGCATATTTATAATTTAAATACATTATTTCATTATACATTTCATCTAACTTATATTCTCTTTTATTTAATTTATTCTTTAACGCTCTGATTACATAAAATCCTTCCGGTGCTACTATAATACTTCCCTGTACTAATCCTTCATTATATGTATCTATAAATGTTTTTATATCCGGCATTGATGGTATCTCATATACTATTCCGTATTTAGATCTTGCACCTGGCGTTGGTGTTGGTGGATGTGTATGATACATAAATTCATAATCTATTACATCATCTGGTATTATTGGAAAAAATATTTCTTTGTCTTGTGGATCTGTTTCTTTTCTGGTTGTCACTATAATTCTTTCTAAACCTTTATCATCAAAATCTAATAATCCACCTTGTTCAGAATAACGAAGGTGACTATGATAACGATATTTTTGATAACTACCATCGTGCATTAGTGCATCTAATACTAATAAATCATTTCTTTCAACTGTAAAAACATGTTTGTGTGCATTTTTTCTTTTTAACAATTTATATTTTGTTGTTAATTTAAATCTCTTATGTTCCATTAATTATATTTTAGAAATAATATAATTAATATTAAATATTATAAATAAATTAAAAAGAAGGTGTTAGTTTCATATATATAGCATTACCAGTTAAACCACCGCCTATTGTAACTTTACCTTCATTGTTTGAAGTTATACTAGTAATCATACCGCTTGTTGTATTTGCTAGACCGTACACTTCTCCCTTATGAGTACCACCATCTTGATATGTATTAACATAAAATCCAAGCCAACATGTGTTACTATAACCATTTGATATAGACATTATATATGTACCTCTTGTTGTTATAGGTTTAGGGAACGTGTAAGTACTAGTTGGTGATTTACTATCAAAGAAATTTGATTGATTAAATTCACTATTTAAATTACCTTTAAAAACTGCATTACCTGTAAAGTTACCTTTAACTTCTAAATCACCATTAATAGACATACTACCTTTTGAATCAATATTTGCAACATTTATACCTGCCTGAGTTTGAAAATACCATGTACCAGGTGATCCAAAACAGGTATATGTAGTATCAAATAATAATCTATTAGAACCAGATGATTTATTCCATTTACCATTAGCAAATGAAACACTGTCGCCTACAGTTAAAGTTCCTGTAAGATTTGTATTACCATTAACAGTTAATGATCCTTGATATGTTGAATCAGCTATAGTTAAATTATCTAATATTTGAACATTTCTATTATGTCCTCCTACACCCCCAGTTGGTACTGTTCCTGCTGAATTTCCTACAATTAATAATGCTTTACCAACTATATTATTTGATATTTCAGATTGTGTTCCATTTGCGGAATTTTGAAAATTTTGAGTAAAATTAATATTACCAATAGTTGCAATCGTACCAGCAACTGTTGTTCCAGCATTAACATTTAATTTACCATCAATTGTTGAATTACCAATAATACGTCCTGCACCATTTACAGTTAAATTATTAGTTGCTGCTGTTGCACCTGTTACACCAATAGTAGTAACACCAGTAACACCTAAAGTACCACCAACAGTAGTAGCACCTGTAACACCTAAAGTACCACCAACAGTTGTATTACCAACTAAATTAGTTGTACCCGTCACTATTAAATTACCCGGTGCTGCAGCTGTGCCTAAAGTTAAATTACCCGGATTTGTCAATGTACCACCACCATCTACTAATTTTTGTGCTACTTTAGCTAAAGTTACAATTGATGAAACTGGTACTAAACTTGGATCAAAATTTTCTACATATTTTTCTAAATATCTTGCAACTATATAATAAATTGCTAAACATAATACTAAAATATAAATCCAATTCATAAATTATATTTATAAAATAATATTAAAATTACATCTTATTTGTCTTATCTATCCTAATAATCGAATTCACCATTGATTTAATCGACGCTAATGTTGGATTAGGCATCACACTCGCAGTTTTAGAATAACTATATAATTTAGTATGACTTGCTTTACTCATATTTAATAATCTACTAATATAGTGCATATCTCTCTGAGTTCTATTTTGAAATGATGATAATAATATTTCTATATTCTTTTTATTAATATTTTTTAATGAAGTCTTATTTAAATCCGAACTAAAATTAATTTTATAATTTTTAATTTCAGTATTCTCACCTTCATTTAATATATATGACACATATGCACACGATAAAAATCCATGAATTGGCTGAAATTCCCAATTCTGTTCTGAATAAATTCTGGTTTCCACTAAATCACTCTGAGATAATATATCCGAAATTTTAGCATACTTGCTCTTTTTTCTAGAATTAGGTATATTCTTTGCCTCTAATGCTGTATAAAAATTTTCATACATCATTAATGGTAATAAAACTTTTTCAGATTTATAAAATCTCATTGATTCTTCAATTGATTTAAATCTATCCATCAAACTTTTATTTGCACTAAATAATCCCACCTCAACATTCTTTTTCATCGAAATTGTTAAATAATTTTGTAAAAATGTTCTAGTTATTTTATTACCATATGTAAAATATAAATCTTGTAAAAGTATAATTAGTCGTCTAATATCATATTGAGAATAATTTAAAATATCTTTTACTGTTTGCATTGAATCAAATTTAAGATTATATTTATCGATATAAATTTTACTAACAGCTAATAAATCATTTTCAGATGGTAATGATATTCTAATACTATCACAATCTTGTGTTGATAAAGTTGTTATTAATTTAGAATGATTTAGATTTGTTAAAAATATTATAGGTAAATATTTCTTAGCACAATTTTGTGTAAAAAATTCTAATATATTTCTTTTTTCACTTGGAGATGATATCAAATTTGCATCATTAATAATTAAAACCATATTTTCATTTAATCCAGTAACAAAATCAGAAAAGAAATCCCATGATTTATCGTTTTCTAAATATAACATGTGAAATTTCCAATTTACTTTTTTAATTGCATTCTTAACAATAGTATTTTTACCAGTTCCAATACCTCCACTAATTATTAATCCTGGAACAGCTTCTTCTGATTTACTTGAAAAATTATTTAACCATTTTTCTATTTGAGATTGGTATGATTTATTAATATTTATGTCATATTCTTGTTCATACCAAATTGAATTTGTTAAAACACTGGTCATTTAATATCTACTATTATTAATAATTTAAGTAACAAAATAAATTAAATTTCAATATTATTTATTTGTATTAATCATAACAATCAGGTGATATACATATACTGAATCAACCATAATACTATTTTATTTTATAAATGTGAATATAAAATATCTAGTAATTTTTAAATTAGATTTTTATTAAAAAATATATATAGATAATATATATACAATGAGTCGCTCACATGAATTAGATAAAACACCAAATTCCGTAAAAAACGAAGTCGATCGTCTAATCCGAGAAGGTAAATATCAATTATCACCCGCTGAAGCTGTAAAACTCCGTGAAAAATTCAAAGATTCTTCCATGTTTGAACTCGTAATGGAACACTTAAACGAATCTCACCAAAAAATCCTCAACGTTGCCAAAAAATACTACAAATATGCACAAACCCAACTCCTCGGTGGCAACAAATCAATTGACTACGTCTTAAAACAAGCCGTACCTTTTGCCAAGAAAGTACCCCTCACTGATGCTGAAATCAGTGCCTTCATCCGCCTAGTTGAAGAAATGATTGAAGGCAAAGTACCTTCTGAATCCAGCACATACCGCCACATCTCATCCGTCGGCTCTCTCTTTGGTGTCAGCAGCGTTGAACAAGTAGAAAGCATGAAAGACAACCTATCATCTGGTGACTTTTCTAAAGTTCAAGACGTTGTTCGCATGGAAGCCGAAAACAAACAACTCTACCAACAAGTTGTACTTCAATCAGTCCAATACCAAGACTGCGACTTAATCGCCGTTTCTGGTAAATACGACCAAGAAAGACACAATGCGTACCAACACGTCCATCCTCTAGTTGTAGCGCTATACTTACCTAAATTCGATGTCGTTGATCGCACCACTGTACATGCGCACTTAGCCGGTATTGTACGTGCTCGCTACAACCGCGAACCCGTCGTCAATCAAGTAGATAAAGAACTATTCGACAACATTATCTACACCAACAGACGTGAAGTATGCAGCATGAACCCCGCTGAAGATTTAGCCCGCCGCTGCAAGCTCCAATACGCCATCTGGGAAAATGTATTAGCGCTCCGCTCTGGCCGCTACTACAACGTCAAAAATGGCTTCATGAACGCTGTTGAAGACTGCCACTTAACATATGTCAGCCCCACAAACACAGTTGTCAATGATGAAGGTGCCATGTTACGCCGCCTATATGGCTCTTTCGGTTTAAACACAATTGTATTTAAACTCAAGACTGACCCCACAGTATCTACAGCTGTAAATATCCCTGTCAATCCTTCTCTCTTCGTACCCACATTACGTGAAGAAGAACGCACCAGCTTTGACTCGATCATTACAGTAGATATGTCGGACTGGAGAAGCAAAAACGGTGCAGCGTATGATCTATCTCAATGCTTAAACGCCACCTCATACTACCTCAACGAAAAAGATCAATATGTCCGTGTCCAAACTGAAGTAGTTGCGGCGGTTGGTCTCTTATCGTTCTACGTACCTAGACGCAAGACATCAGTCATGCAACGCCAACTAACAGCCCCAACAGGCATTGCCAGCGCTGCGGTTATTAGCTTCAACCAACTCCCACTAACAATCTCTGGCTTAAGCGAACTCAACAGCTACCCAGTTGTTGCCCCTTCATCTTTAGCGGTTGGTGGCGGTGTATTACAAAAACGCTCAGTATTAGTCAATGAAGTCATTGCGTATGCATCACCTGTTGATCAAAACAACGTTGTTGAATTAGTAACATCAACATCCACAATTGTCTACAAACAAAACAGCACCGATATCTATTACTACAACCCCATTGGCGTTGTTACAACACTTGTTAGCAGAGATGCTAATGGTGCTGAAACAGCCGGCCGCCCTGACCCCTTCAGCAAAATTAATGCTCACGGTCAAGCCGAAGGCCAAGATCTCAATGCCAACTACCTTGAATCCCGCCAAGGCACACTCTTTATCTACGGCTCCGCGTAAAAACTTATTTTATATAAATAAAAATATATAAAATAATTTATTAAATTATACTGACGAATATCTATCATCAATTCTATTATCTGGTATAAATGGATCTGAACCTTCAGCCGATGAAAATAATCCATTCTTTTCATTAGGGAATGTTTTTTCTGGTACTCTAGGTTTCATTGAATTTGGCGATAATAAACTGTTTCTAATATAATAAGGATCATCTTGGAAAATAGCTGCAGATGGATACCATGCTGTACTTGGATTTGAAATATCACTAGATGGTGTATTACCACCGTATGAAACACCTGAACCACCAGTATTTCCAAAATCAAATTCAACTGCACTAGGTGCTGCACCTTTAATATGTAATGATGGAGATGGTACTGCAAAATTTACTTGTGCTGGTAAAGTATCACTTATATTACCATTAGTTGAATAATAAAACTTGGATGCCATATTTGGTAAATATATTTCTTCATTTAAATATGTTTGTGATGGTAGTCCAGCAACAGATCTTAATCTACCACTAGATTGTGGTAAGGTATTGATTTTTCTAGGTGTTTGAATATCATTTAAATAATTTAAATAGACATATAATTCATTAATGATTTTTGGTACAGTAAATTTAATTACTTTATCATTTAAATCTTTTAATTGTCCATTTAATTCAAATCCAACATTACGTGTTAAATTAAAATATAATGTTTCCATAACCATTTTTAAATCTAATTCATTTTGATAACCTATCTTATATTTTTTATTGGTTGTTAGATATACTTCATATATCATTTTTTCTTGTAAATATTTTATATTCTCTGGTGAAAAAAATACCTTTCTTAATGTATCAATATTTTTTACAGCTTTGGGTTCAAATTGATATGTAGCTTTTTCAAAAAATTTCTCAGGATGATTGTTTGTTAATAAAAAAATTGGTAATCCTGTTAATCTATCTTCTTCCATATCTTATTATTTTATTTTTTATTAAAATAATAATTTATTTCTTAATATCTAAAGTATAAGTTTCTAATATATCAATATCATTTAGTTTTTGATTTGGTTTAGCTATTTGTTCTAGTATTACAGTAGATCTTCTTAAATCTGCATTATTATATTTCACTTTAGTTAATTTAATATTATCATCCATACCAGATGCTTCATTGTGAGTATATACTGTATATTCATCATCTGATATATCTACTATTACTCCCCATCTGTTATTGTCTAAACATGCTACTAATTCACCACGTCTTAGATTATCAGCTTCTACTAAATTATTCATTTCTGATTCTTTTAGTGATGTACCAATACGATTGTGCATGTAACTTTTGAAATTATCTACTAATACTTCTATTAAATTATCTTTTGTTATATTATCATGAATGTATCGAATCATGCTAAATATTCTATCATCTGGTCTTATACCTCCATTTAATGTATATTCTTTGTCAAATTGATCAGTGTTAAATGCATTTTTAAAGTTTAATAGAACTTTATCTTTGTTTTGTGATTTAGGATCACCGCCTTTGAATTTATTGAGGTTGTAGTTACCACCAGACATAACTGCTGGTGCTACTGCTGGTACTGGTGCTGCTACTGCTGGTACTGGTGCTGCTACTGCTGGTACTGGTGCTGCTACTGCTGGTACTGGTGCTGTTACTGCTGGTGCTGGTGGTGGTGACACAACATTATTTTTAATAATTGCTACTTTATCCTCAATTATTAAATTATCTGAATATACTTTATATGGGATATCATTTAAATTACTATCACCACCAACCATACCACCACTAAATCCCATTCTCATTGTTCTACTAGTATCACCTACTGTAATTAAATCATTTACATCTATTGGTCTCATTGCATCAACTGTACCTTCATCATTACTGGTAATATTAGTAAATCCAGAATCAATCATAACCATATAACCGTAATTGGGTACATAATAATCCACGCCATTTACTTTATATTTCCAGAATCCGTGATTGCTTTCATCTGTTTTTAATGATTTAATTTTAACGTTAATTTCTAAATCAAAATTATTATATGAAATACCGTGTTTGTACATTACTAATAATGAATGATATAATTGGAATAAAATACTCATCCAGACTTCATAGCTGTGGTAACCAGTATTAATCATCTTTTTAGCTAAACCATTGTCTTCATATTGTCTTGTAGCCCATGTAATAATATCTTGAGTACCAGCTTCAGTTAATGCAATTAAGCATCTATTAGATGGGGTATGAATATCTAAATCTTCGACTAATCTAGTCAAGTCTTTTGATGAATATTTTTGTAAGCTAACTAAATATTCACTCATTTCTTTTTTATACAAGTCGTTCAAGACCTTCTTTTGGTTCTTCTCATCCTTACTAATAATATCTTTGTTTCTTAATCTTTTAACCTTTAAGAAATCAATACTTGTATCTAATGTCATAAAATATGCATATAATACAACAAAGTTGGGTGATTCTTTAGCTTTCACTATATTATCACGAATATCTTCATATAATGAAATTTCACGCCATACCTCAAACACTTTAAACGGTAAAGTTTTATATTTGTTAATTAAAGATTCTCCAATTGTCATCTGATATACACGGATATTTACACCAATATTATTTTTAGCACATCCAACATTATAGTTGGCTCGATCGACCCTGATAGGGTAACAGGAGTTATAAACCAATAATCTTCCTGGTAGTAATCCTAGTGGATTGTTTTTGACTTTATCGTATTTACTAGGTTGAAGATCGAGAATTCTTAGATAACTTAATAAATTTTTGGCTTCTTGAGATTTATCGTTCATAAAATTAATATTTTCTCCGTCTGCTTGTCTAACCAATATTGATCTTAAATATTGATAGATAATTAATCTTTCTGCAACTGTATTCATCGAATATTTTAATAATGATTCATCTCTAGTTGGTAAAATATCTTCACGGAATTCATTCACTTTTGATGGATTGGCAAATTGGATATTATAGGTATTGTGAGATAATATTTGACCCGATGGTGGTGCTATTTGATTATTAATTGATTGAGGATATGGTTGAGCACCGATCGCATTAGGTAAAACATAATTAATCATTTTAACTACATTTTCTGGTGGTGCAGGTTTTAGCGGTGGTGGTCGTTGTTGAGGTAATAATTCAGGTGATACTTTTAATTCAAAAATACTTTTTGTTTCGGATCTTTGAGGTTCTTTTTCATAAATTGGTTTTTGCTCTTGATTAGAATATTTGCTTTCTTTATATTCTTGAACTGCTTCTGGATGCTCTTCCAAATATCTTTCTGTTTTAATCTTTTTACTTTCATTAGATTCAAACGGAGAATTTTTATTACCTTTGTAGATTGGTATTTCTCTACTAGCACCACCTCTAAATCCTTGCATATAACTTCTAATAGAACCATTACCTGTATTTGCACTATTTCTTAATAATTGTGCTACATCTGGTAAATTATCTGGAATTTTATTTGGCATTATCGCTGGAATATTTGCAGGGACATTTAAATTGGGTTGTTTATTTGGAAATGTTGGTGTGGCGATGTTAGGTGCTTCTGGTGGTGCATCCATTGGTTTAGGTTTTAATTCCCAATCAACTACTTCGGCTCCGATATTTGCACTTAATCTTTGCATAATACCAGCTAATCCAGTTGGTTGAGATGTTGCAGTTGAATTTAATAAACCACCAATACCATTTGATGGAATTTGTGGTGGTGGTATATCTACATTAATAACTGGTTGTTCAACTTCAACTTGAGATAATTTTAAATTTGTACCAGGTACATCCATTGGTTGAAATAGTGGTAGATTGCTTGTTGGATTATATGTTTGTTGTTCATGTGTATTTTCACCTAATAATTCACGTAATCCAGATTCAGGTTTTTCTACTGCTGCTAATTCTCTTAATTTTGGATTTTTGTTTTTATTTACAAAATTTAATGTTTCTTCTGCAGGGGTTTCAATATTTAAAATTTCTTCTACTTCTTTACTTGACATTTCATATTTAGTCTGACTTTTTGATCTCTTATTTTTTCCTGATTTACTTTTTCTTCTTCTACCACCAGTTTGCATATTATTTTCTTTATTAAACAATTTATCATTCATTAATATTTCACGGGTATTAATACCTTTTTCATGATTTCTATCTATAAATTCACTAATTTCATCTGGTAGTTTTAATCCTAATAATGATTCTAAAAACATATCTAAATCATAAAATTTATTTGGTTCTTTTAAATTTTCATCAATACCATTATTTTCAATATAATCTTTCATATTAGATTTTAAAAAGTTAGTAATTTTAACTTCACATGATGTATTTAATAAATATGATTTATCTGAAACTTTATACGTAACTTCTTTTTCATTCATTCTATAAACTAATATATTATCAATAGTAAGATTATTATGTCTAAATGAAGGATATACTGAATGAATTACTGTTAGCGCATTTAATACTTGAAAAATAACATCTTTAAGATTATCTACACTTAAATCTTGATCTAAATGTTCATGTAATGTAGCTAATTTATAAAAATGTTCTCTAATACTAACACTTAAAATTCTTTTTTGATCTAATTTAATATCTTTATACTTTCTTAAAAATAATTCAAGATCTTTTACTTTAACATCAAAATTATTAATATTAATCATAATATTTTTAGTTTTCTTATGAATAACCAAGTCACTTAATAAATAAGCAATTATTTTATCCACATTAACACTATTATTTGGATTATTTTCTTGATTATTATCATATTCTCTAATTATAATATCAGTACTGGGATCTGATAATCTTTTAAATACATATGCTGATTCTTTGAATCCTTCATATGCAACATTTGTATTAAATATATTATTAATTAATTCTGATAATTGTTTGCCTTCATACATTTTTTTAATAATAGTCATATCATCTAAATAATTTGTTGATAATGATCTAGATTCAATTGGCCTTGCTGGTATTTTTTGATATAGATATTCATATATTAATCCAGTAAGATAATCAATATCATTTAATTTACTCATAAATAAATAATATAAATTTATTTATAAGATTGAAAATATTTCTAAAATTAATGCTTCTAAATGTAAAGTTTGTCTCTTACCTTGATTGATCCTAATATCAAATTTTGAGAATGTATTAATAATATCATATTTTTTACTCGCACTAAAATCTTGTTTTAATAAACTATTTAATATAAATACAATTAATTCATTCATATCAATATTTGACATGTAAATCTGATAATTTAATTCTCTTAATCTCGGTAAATCTATTTTACCACTTAATATTTCTTCCACTATTAAATTACCATATTTATACCAATTTAAATCATCTTTAATATAAATTTTATATTGATAATATTCTAATAACCATATTCCATGTTTAATGTCGTTATTACTATTTTTTGCAATATCATTCAATCTACCTATACTAATTTTTATATTTTCCATTGTTGATATATGAAAAATTGTTTTAAATACATCGTCTTCTGATGGATTATTTAATGTAATTAAACTACATCTACTCTTTAATGGATCAATAATTCTATGTAATTGATAACAAATAAATATAAATTTACAATTACCCATATATTCTTCCATTGTTCGACGTAGAGCATTTTGAGCCTGTCGTGATAATTTATCAATACAATCTATAATAACTAATTTATAATTATGTGATGAATGATCATTTACTACTACTACTTGTGCAAATGATTTAATAACATCCTGTAATACATACTTATCAAATGCTGAATTATTCGGTTTAATAATAATATGATACGGACTCTTTTCTAACGTAACTTCATCTTTCTTATTACCATACGTATTGACATAGAATAAAGTTTTTTCGGTTTTAACATTACCATATAACTCTGATAGGAGACAATTGATTAGGGTTCTTTTCCCACTTCCGCATCGTCCATGAATTATCAAGTGAGTTAGGTTATCTAAAAATTCTTTTTTAAATATATTATCATATGTATCTTTATTAAAAATAATATTTTTCCTTGAATTAATAATATATTTATCTATTAAAAACATTTTATAAGTAATATATTCACTCTTTTAACTAATTAAATCAATTTTTATTTATATAATCGTTTTATCTCCATTATATAATTTTCAAAAAATCTTTGTTGTTCTGGTGTAAAATCTTCTTTCTTTATTATAATATTCTTAGGGATATTTATTATTATAGGGAATAAACTATTATTATATTCTCTAATAATTCTAATTTCTTTAGCTTTTTCTAATGTACAAGAAACTTCTTTACTAATTTTAATTTCTTCGATTTTATCTTGTTTATTTTTATTCTCATCAGATGGTACATAAGATGATATAATTTGATTATAAGTTTCTTCAATATCATTATACATTTTATATATTAATTATCTATTAATATATAAATTTTTTTCAACTTTTATATATTTTAATTTTAATGGAAAAGAAATTTTATTACGGATCTCATGTTGGGATATCTAAACACGGTTTATTAGGAGCCGTAGATGAAATATTAAAATACAATGGTAATATGATCCAAATATTTATAACTAATCCAAAAGCTCGTCAAACAACTAAAAGAAGCGACGAAGAGTTATTAGCTATTAAACATTATGCTAAACAAAAAGATGTTAAAATAGTTATTCATGCACCCTATTTGTTAAATCTAGCTAGAGAATTTAATAAAGATAGCTGGATAACCAAATCATTATTAGATCATTTAATTACTTGTGAAAAAATTGGTGCCATTGGTGTTGTTTTTCATATGGGAAAATATTTACATTTAGATAAATCTGATGCAATTAATAACATGTATTTACATATTAAATATGCTTTGGATAATTCACCTGAAGATAGTAAATTAATATTAGAAACTTCATGTGGTCAAGGTACTGAATTAGGTTATAGATTAGAAGAATTTAGAATTATTTATAATAAATTTTCTAAAGAGTATAAAGAAAGATTAAAAATATGTGTAGATACATGTCATGTATTTGCAGCTGGATATGATTTAACTAGTAAAAGTAAAGTAAATGAATTTATAAAATTATTTGATAAAATTATAGGATGGAATAACGTAGCGTTAATTCATTTAAATGATAGTAAGTATAAAGTAAATAATCATCTTGACCGCCATGAATTATTAGATGAAGGAGAAATTGGTTTAACCGGTTTAGCTGTAATTATTAAATTTGCGTATAAATCTAATATACCACTTGTGCTAGAAACACCCGGAGGATATCCAGTGGAGATAAAACTTATAAATAAAATTATTACATAATATCAATTACATCAATAACCATCTCTTTATCAAATGATTCATTTATAATAACTGACAACGCTTTTTGTTTTATTTCCCAACTAGGATATACTATATTTTCAATTGGTTTTAATCGATCAATCATAATAATACTACCATCTTCATTATATTGATCATCAATTCTATACATTGTTGATTTTTCAAAAAAAAATAAATCTGTTTTATGTTCATTGTCTTTTAATGGATGATGCTTATACTTATTACCAAATATTCTATTTAGATTATCTTTATTCCATAAATAAACTTTAACATTATTTGGTAATGGTCTATTTTGATTATGGTATTTACCGTAAATTATATAGTGCATATAATTTATAATAAATCAAGTATTTAAATTAAAACACAATTTTTTTACAAAGAGCATTTGGTTTTTTTCTTAAAAAAATTATTGCTGGATGCTCTTTTAGTTTTAAAGAGTGATTTAATCGTTTGAAAAGTCAAAAAACATTTTTGTTCAGGCAGATTGCTGTATGTTTTTTTAAATTAGAAAAGTTTAAAAAATTTGCTGTATGATGATTTTAAACCAGATTATTGGTTCCACACCAATAACCTAATATCAATCATCGGAAAAGATTAATTCTAAAATATTGCTGGATGATGACTTATTCTTGCCAGTCATCGGAAAGGAAGTAAGAAAGATGTAATAAATTGCTGTATGATAATTTTGTACGCCTACCATCGTATATTGGTAACAGAAAACATTGGGGCTTTTTTAACAGAAAAAGGATTTATTGCTGTATGTTTTCTTAAATACCTTTATACTAATCAGCCAATTATCGGAAAGAACTTTTAAAAGATTTAATTGCTGGAAGGATAATTTTAATTTTTGCCGGCCAATTATCCATTATATACAGAGAACAGTGTTTTACAAAACTAAAAAAGTTTTAATTTGTTGCTGGATGTTCTCTTCAACATTAATAAAGAATGTATTATCAAAATATAATAATTTCAATTTTTTATATAGTTTTACATAGTTTTACTTTTATGTCTTTAAAATTATGCCTTTAGTTTCTGATACCGCAACCGTACCAGATCATAAATAGGATCATCTAATTGCTGGCGCAGTCCCTGATAAGGTGTCTGCGCTGTAAATCCATTTGCTACTAAATACTTAAAAATACTTTGTGACCATCCACTATAGTTCAGAACACCAGGGGTGTCTGCCCTTGCATGGAAATCATCATGGCCACTTGGGCGTAAATTCCAAATAATAATTCGAGGCATAGTATATCCCTTGCCTTCACCAAACATATCTTCGCCAGCACGCTTAAACGACTCGCGAATCATTTCAATATGCGTCTGCCATGGTGCAGTCTTTACATGGTGACGGTATGAATGTCCCGTATAATATGATACATCTGATGAATTACATGCTGCATCCCATGCCATATCAGTAAATACTACTAAATCAGTGGGCATATCTTCCACCGGTGTCCGATTCTTCTTTAAATCACTAATAATTAACTCCATTGCCTTTTGGAAATCAGTGCTTGTACCTTGACCAAGGCTAGTTGATCCAATAATATTAGTCTTAGTATAAATATCATCCGACTCTGGAAATTCAATCCATGACGGATTAGAATCAAATGTCATAATCTTATTCTTACCACATCCAGTAGCAAGTTCTGATATCATAATTGACATAGCAGCACTTACCATTTTAGGTGTGCCATCCATTGATCCAGAGAAATCAGCCATTGCAATCATCTTGCTAAATGTACCCTTGGATTTTAGATTTTCACGAATAGCCCTCCATTGAGCACGGTTAAGATTCATTTCTTCTTCAGATGAATGCATATTCTTAATAATACGAGTATAAATTTCATGAACCATCATGGTATCAACAGCACGAACGACAGCTTCGCCCTTGGCTGCCTTGGCCATGTGATCCTTAAAAATTTCTGCACATTTTACGCGGTCTTCTACATCAGGATAACGAGTTACATTAGTATTATTCTCTCCCTTCTTTTCATTCATAAATGCACTTCGATATTTAGAAAGTGCTCGACCAGGTACAGATGCTGGCTTAATATTTGACCATGTCTTACCACATTGATCAATTTCAATTGTATCCAAATACTTATTTAAATATGAGATTCGCTTACGATACAGCATCATCTTATGACTAAAATTACCCTCTTTAAACATTGCAAGGGCAATCTGCTGCGCAATTTCCTTTTGCCTATTCTGACGAGGAATCCACTTGGCCAGCAGTGAAATAGATTTATCTTTATACGTATTACCTTCATCTTCCTTTAATTGATTTTCTACCATGTTGTATAGACACATCTGGAGCACTGGATTCTTGCACTCTTCCCAGATGGTAAAAATATCACCCCAATAACCATAATGAGGGATCAGATCCATTAAATCTGTCATAACATCATATTGTTCATCGTAGAGAACTCGGAACATTTTATAACTAAGATCACGTTCTCCCTTGCCTCCGCGAATATTACGGGTCATAAAAGCAAGTACATATGCATCTTCATGTAATTTATCATAATCAGGTATAGAAGTATCTGAACAATAAAGAATTTTCTTAATACCAGTTTCAATCTCAGATTCGGATAAACCCCGAACTAGAATAGTAGATAATGCGACGCGGGGATCCCCAACACCGTCATAAGTAAATACATCGCTCCCTTTCGAACCAAGAGTAGTTGCCATTTCTGTTAAGTTGTTTATTTTTTAATTTTTATATTGATTTGTTTATAATATATAAATTTCAATTTTTATTGTTTAAAATAAAAATTATAATTTGTGTCCTTTGACCTAATTTTAATTTTTTGCATTATTAAACTTAACTTTAGTGGATTTAACCATTTTATAATTATCAACTAATATTCTTTTAATGTAATATTGTTCTGAATTATTCAAAAAATTATTATAATCTAATAAGTATTTATCAATAAATAAAATAGTAGTTGTTACATCAAATTCACATGTACTTACTTTTTCTACTGTTTTATTATCATATAATTTTTTAAGTTTTTCTGTATCTTTAATTATAATTTCTTTAATTCCTTGCTCATATTTAACAGTTTCCCATTTTGAATTTCCACGATATATTTTAATATTTTCTGATCTTATATCAGTCATGTACAAATTATTATATTGTGGAAATCTCTTATTAAAATGCAACGTTGTTAATAATGTCATAAAATATTTATCAGTATAAGATAATACATTATTAATTTCTTGTGGTGTTAAATCATCTATATTTTCATCACCAAATGCTACTATTTCATTTTTAAAATAAACATGTTTATTATCATTAGTTTCCGGTTCTTTTATTGATTCTTTTAATGGCTCTTTTAATAAATCCATTACTCTATCAACTAATTCTTCTTTTTGTTTTTGTGCTGTATTATCAAACGGTTCAGAAAATGCTTTATCAATTAATTCTTCTTTTAATGTTTTTATTGTTTTATCATATGGTTGAGATAATACTTTATCAATTAATTCTTCTTTTAATCTTTGTGCTGTATTATCATATGGTTGATTTAATGCTTTATCAATTAAATCATCTCTTATTTTTTTTTCTGATTTATCTTCTAATTTTTCTTGAGAATGATTGATATAATAATATGAATTATCTAATATTTCTTTTGTTTCTTCTGTTTCTTTTTCTATATTTTGATTTGTAGTATCCGGGTGTTGTATATTAGATACAACAGGTGAAATTGAATTAATTAAATCAGTTTCTTTTTCTATATTTTGATTCTTTACTGGTGTTTCTGATACAGTTAATTTTGATAATTTTATTGCGTCATCAACAACAGTGCTAATTTTATTATTTTTAGTATTTTTAATTACAACAGAATATGTATATAGTAATTCTTTAATTGTTTTATTATATGATTTACTTTGTTCTTTATCCGGATTATTATTAATATAATCCATTGTATTTTCAAGCATAAGATCCGTTAATTTAATTGTTGTATGATATTTATATTTTTCTTGTAATCTTGCCCGATTTTTCATTATTTTACCTAAAATAATCCTATTATTATTTCTAATATCTGTTGTTAATTCATCAATATCTTTAATCAACCACTCGTTATTATAAAAATATTTTCCAAATTTAGATTTTAGATTAGTTATTAATAATGTATGATATTGTGGTAATCGAGAATTAGTATATAAATATTTTATAATGTTTTTATTGTATAAATGTCCTTTATATAAAATCTCGGCTTGTTCATCATCAGTAAGATCATTTATATTTTCATTACCAAATGACACTAATTTTATTCCATTATCTTTTTTCTGTTTGCGTGGATTTTCTTTTATTTCTATTTTTTTATTAGCTTCATCAAACACACTTTCTACATTTATTTCATTATCTTTTAATAAATCTATTATAATTTTTTTATATTTATTGTAATCATTATAATTATTACATACTAAATCAGTATTATGTTTAATATAATACGAATGACTGCTAAATGTCTTTAAGCACCAATTACATTGATTTTTTCTAATTTTTTCTGCATCAATATTATTAAATTTTTTATAATATTTCTCCATGTTTTTAAGTATAAGATCAGTATATAATAAATTTATTTTTTTGTTCAATGGTATATTCATACCAGAAATAAGAATATCATTTTCACAATTTTTATCTCGATCTATATGTCTTTGTAAATTAAATTTTGTACTAAATGTACGAAAACATTTATGACACTTATTTTTAGCAGTATTCATTTATATGTATATACAATTATATTTAATTTTCTTTAAATATAAATACTCGGAGAAATAAGTTTAGGTAGTATAATACCATTCTCATATTTTTTTTGCATAATCTTATTAAACAAAAATTTTAAATGTATTTTAGATAATAATAAAATATAAATATAATTAATATATGTAAATCTTATAAAAAAAGAATTTTAATGAATAATAAAAAATTATAATAATTCAATAATACATCAATAATAGAATAATAATATATATAAATTATCAACGTAATTAATTTTTATTAATATTAATAAAAATCAGAATATGTATTTAAAAATTTTATCCTAATTCTCATTTTTTATTCTTATTGATTTATTAAAAAAATCTTGTAAAACAAGAATAGTATATTAAAATAGATAGAATAAAAAAAATAAATTTTATTAATTTATTTTACTTTGTTTATAAGATTATAATGGCTATAATTATATTTTATTATTATTTATATTAAATATAATAATAATTTAATTTTATTTAAAAAACATAAATTGATAAGTATGATAAAGTTTTATAAGTGCGGTAATAAATAACAAATATGCTACTTTCTCTTACAATTTAATATTATAATTAAATATTTATCATTATATAATACATATAAAAATAAATATAAAAAATATTCAATACAACGTTATATATATAAGATTCATTATCAAACATAAATAAATAATAATTAATTTAATCTATTATAGTATAATAATCTTTAAATAAAAGAATTGTAGTTTATTAGTTTATGATAAAATATTGGATACCGTAAAATTAATTGTTGAATTATCATATAAATTTGATAATTATAAAGTGTCAGTTATCCGATAAGAGAAAAATTGCCGTATAAATGACAATGATAAAATTAATATAATAATTATATTTATTACTGTATTCAATATATTAAATCTTGTATATATAAGATTATATTCTTGTAAATTGATTTCTATTCTTATACTTATAAGATATTATATTATATTATATTGTTATTCTATATAAAGTAAATAAATAAATAATAAATAAATAATAAATAAATATCATTTAAAAAGAGGTTAATTTAGGGAAGTTCCAAAGCCGATGAATGAAAGTTTTTATTTTTTACAAAAATAGCCCTTATAGAAATTTTCAGAAGTTTGCAAAGACATTTCCCTGAATTAAGCTCTTTTTTCTGAGAGCAACATTACATATCTAATGTATAATTATATTTATATATTTTATATTGATAATTATAGTAACATAAATATAATTCTTATAAAATAATTATTAATTCTTTGGTTTTAAAATGATATAAAAAATACTGGTAACATTTTTTTTAGTAGTTGCTCCTACAATCATCCTGTATAAAATATTTAAAATATCAATAATAAAATATTATTTTTATCTGATATACGTGAATAAAATTCAAAAAATATTTATCCTAGTTTTTTGATATATTATACGATTTTAAAAAATTTATATTATTAATAACAATATAAATTTAAGATAATTTTTATATTTATAAATTAATACTTATTTTTTAACTTTTACAACTTTTTTAACCGGTGCTTTTGCCGCTGTTTTAACTACTGTTTTAACTACTGTCTTAGTCACATTTGTAGCAATTGGTGCATATTCTTTAATATATGCATCTTTTAGCTCATCTAATTCCTCTAGCCAAATTACTTTTTCTGATTTGTCTTGCAGTAATTTTAATTCGGTCTCTTTATTTTTAATCTTTTCTTTGAGTTCTTCGATCTTTTCATAAGTAAAGCTATGAATTGGTAACGTTAATAGATAATCATACTTTTCATCTCCCATATTAGGATATTTACGTTTAACTAATTGCGCTACAATATCCTCACGCTTTTTACGATTAATTATAATTTTATCGGTTAATACATCCTCAATAAATTTCATCTTCCATACAAGTGCATCTAACTCTTTCTTGTATTTATCCAAGAAATACTCTTTACGACGAGTATAGGCATCTAACCTGACTTGGTAAAATTCTTTTAATATTTCATTAACATTATTATATTTATTAATTTTATCATCTTTATTGTATAAATGCATATTGGTAATGCTAATCTTTTTAACTAGTTTAAATTTCTGTATCAATTCCTTTTCTGATAAATCATCAACTGTTTTACCTTCAAGTGTAATCCTAAAATATACATCTTCATCTGTATTATCATTGGTAAATTTCTGAATTTCTTTCTTCTCTTCCAATTCATTCAAATATTCTTTATACACCGAAGTCCATACACCAACCGGTAGTTCAGTAATAATTAAATCTTGTCCAGATTGCTCATAGTTGCCAGTAATACTATAAGTCTTTTCTTCTTGAGATATCTTACCTTTAAACCCGTGAAAATATGGCCGCAATTCTTTAACCGGCTTATTATCCAGCATATTTTTAATATTTTCAATCAAATCTAGTGGATTGTACGGTAGCACTTGAGTACTAAATCCAGTCCCGATACCTTCTGCACCATTTACTAACGCCATCGGAATAATTGGAATGTAATAATCAGGCTCGATGGGAACTCCATCGTCATCTAGGTAATTTAGAATATTATCGTCTTCTTCTCGGAATACTTTTCTTATAATTGGATTTAAATAAGTGAAAATATACCTAGGGCTTGCAAAATCTTTGCTTGATAAACGAGTACCAAATTGACCAGACGGAACTAAAATATTAATATTATTCGAACCAACAAATCTTTGCGCCATATTAATAATTGCCATATTTAAACTTTGCTCACCATGATGGTAACATGT